TTATGAGTTTACTTGTCCTATAGTTTCTGCTACCCAGCTTAATCGCGATGGTTATGAAACTAATGATCCCGGTCTTAAGACAATTTCTGAAAGTATCGGATTAGCAATGACTGGAGACGTTATTTTAAGTATTTGGCAAGACGATACAGATCGTGAGCTTGGAGTTATTAAAATGGGCTTTATGAAGAACCGCTTAGGCCCTAATTTTGGCCATTGCTCTATGAGAATTGATTATTCTACATTAACCATTACGGAAGACGAACATATAAACGATACGGAGGCAAGCACATCATCGATTAACACCTTATCTAAATTATCTTTTGACAATTGATTTATTGAATTAATTTAATAATTAATTGTTGAATGTGAAAGGTTACGATCCCACAGATCCTATAAACGAATACGAACAGACCCACTTGTTTCTATCGTTTTGTTCGCTCATAACTCTTTTAAACACAAAGAAGTTAAATTTAGCTAACGTTTTTATTCTCATGTTAAAAAATCAAAACATTCGCGAGTTGTTTAGAACCTATTGTGACTTAAGTAATGATTTTAGCGCAATAAAATTTTTCTTGCAATTTGATTCAGGATTGTATAAAAGTAAATACGTTATGAAATTTTTAAATTTAAATAAAAAGAAGCTCTTTGTATGACTAATGTTCAATTAAAACTAGATCCAAAAAAATGTACTGATAAAGTCTATTTCGATAAAGCTTGGAAGCGGTTTAATAGAGAATTTTTAAACTCCGGAATTGTTGAAGAGCTTAAGCTAAAAAGATGCTATTACAAGCCAAGCGCATTGAGAAAAATTAAAAAGCAGATTGTTAGAAATAAGTGGAAACACTTAATGTGATTACAGAGTTCGAAAAATTTATATACAATACATTTCTTAAGACGGCTCGATCAAAAAATAAATTGCCGTATAAATTAAGAAAGAATTTTGAAGATTTTGATAATAAAAATTTTATTCACATAAAGAAGCTTTCAAGCTTTTTTAAAAGATTCCCCCATATTAAAGTTGAGGAATACTTTATTGCGCCTTACACCCTCTACCCAGACGAAACATTCTTTCCAATAGAATATTATACATCTTTAAAGGCTACTAAAGCTTATACCCTATCGCAAAAAAAGAAAATTAACGATGATCCAGATAGTAATGAACAACTGACTAGCATTAAAGAATCTCTTGTCTTTATATCCGGATTTTGCAAGACAAAAAATATTCCTATATCTGAATATATTTCACACAGAATTAACAACGAACATTCTTTTATTATTCATTTAAAAGAACACAAAGTTAATGTCTATACACTATTAGGCTTTAATAATTTTGAAAAAATTTTAAAGACGAAAGACCCGGAAATAATGAGATTTATTATAGGCGAAGAGATTTATAATAATGTTCAAAATTTTAGAACCCGCCTCTATAATTCACAAAAAGCTTTAAAATTAATTGATCTCGGCATTAAAAAAATATTAGAAAAGTCTTGATTTATTTTTTAGATATACTATCATAATAATATGAGTACATTTACCACATCGATGTTTGAAAGCATTAAGGGCGCGCTTACTAAAGATAACGAAGGCGCTTCTTCTAAAATTAAAGATTATCTACGCTGTGAGGTTGGCAATACTTACACTGTTCGACTTTTGCCTAATGTTAAAGATCCTTCTAAGACATTTTTTCATTACTATTCTTATGGTTGGAATAGTTTTACGTCCGGTCAGCTCGTTACGGTAGTAAGCCCTACTACATGGAATCAAAGGGATCCTATTGCAGAAGAGCGATATCGTGTATTACGCAATGGTACTGAGAAGGAAAAGGAAAAGGCACTAGCTATTAAGCGCCGCGAAAATTGGTTGGTAAATGTGTATGTTATTAATGACCCGGTTAATCCCGATAACAATGGTAAGATCAAGCTCCTGAGGTTTGGTCGCCAGCTTCATAAGATTGTTATGGACGCTATTGAAGGCGAAGAAGCTGCAGAGCTCGGTCCTCGTATTTTTGATCTTTCTTCTAAGGGATGTAATCTTCGGATTAAGGTTGAAAAGCAAGGCGATTACCCTACCTATGTTTCTTCGAAGTTTTCTACTCCGAAGGAAATCGAAGGTCTTGACGAATCTTCCTATAAGAAGATTTATAATGGGGCTTTTGATCTCGAGTCTTATGTTTCAGTTAAGGGTTATGATGAGCTTAAGAATATCCTCGATACGCATTATCATGGTACTAAGGATATTGATGATGAAGTTGTTGCGGTTAAGAGCAATGCTCCTACTCCTGTAGTTGAGGTAGCTACTAAGAAAGCTGCTAAGACTGAGGACGACGAATCAATTAACGAACTACTAAAAGATCTATAATTAATGGACACATTTAGGGAGCTCTCTCCGGAGGAACTAAAGCTTACTACATTACAGTTTATTGGTCAGACAATATCTGGTGATCTTAAGGAACTGGATAGCAATATAATATCTAGAAACCGCACCTTACAAGGTAAAACTATAGACCCTGTAGGTATTCTTAAAACTGTACCTGCACCTCAAGGAAGCTCTATGGCTACTACTGTTAATGCAGGTATTAATATTGCACAACCCGGACCGCAATTGCAACCGATTCACAATATTGCTCCTCAACCTCAAATTGTTCATACTGATCCCAATCAATTAGAATTTGATTTTGATAAAAAAGCAAAATATAGTGACATTTATGATTCTTTAGTAGATTTAAAAAATAGATTAATTCGCATTGAGAATTTATTGGATAACGATAAAGAATAGAGTATTATTATTAAATGATATTAAGTGTTTCTGATAAGGACACGTTTTTAAATAACTTCCTTACACCGTTAAGTAAGGTTACAGATAGTGCAGTTATAAAAGTAAATAAAGGGGTTATATCATCCCTTATTTCAACTAGTGATAATACTATTATTGTTAGCGCTGCATTTAAGGATGATAAAATTGATGCGATTAAGACTCTTAATGTACCAGATCTTAAAAAGCTTTGTAGAGTTATTACATGCATTGAAGATTTGTCTTTTAATCTAGACATTTCATCTAATTTCATCGGTTATTCTTCGAAGAACGTACGCTTTAAGTATCACATGTATGATGATGATATTATTTCAACACCAAAAATTAGTATTGATAAACTTAAAGCCTTAGCATTTGATGGGTCATTTACCCTACCTTACTCATCAACGGTTAATCTTATAAAAGGCAGTTCTATAAGCACGGAAACTAATAAGATTTATATATCTGTTAAAGATACTATTGTTTTCGGCGAACTTACCGATAAAACCCGTGCTAACGTTGATTCTTATGGTATACAAATATCAGATAATTACTCTGGTACGCAATTTGCCTTACCTATACCGTTGAATTTCGAGATATTTAGAATAATTTCTTCTATGAGATTTAAAGAGCTGTCTGCACAGCTTATTACTAAAATGGGAGTACTGACATTTGATTTGAATTTAGGTAACTCTGAATTTAAGTTTATTATTTCAGCATTAGCAAATTAATGAGTAAAAACAAACTACGTACAACGAGTTATTTTATAAAGCGATTACGCGATAATGGTTTTATTGTAATCAAGCTATTTGCAATATATTGCAAGAGCGATCCCCGTCAATGGACTATTATGGTAAATCCTAGTGATGCATCAGTAATGATTACTTGTTATGCGAATAGATATGATTTAAATGAAATTCTTTTTGAAATTGATGACGGTGGTAAGAAAATACCGAAAAATTTCTATATTAAAACTAACAGCATTGAAGTAATCATAAGCTATTTGATTAACCATGGTGTAACTAATAATATGTACAAAGGCAGCGATAGATTTCTGTCAAAAAGATTAAATAATTATGATGAGGAACAAAAAATCCCACAATCAGGAAAAGTTTGACCCTAACGCTAATAAAGACGTTAAGGATTTAACACACAAGGCTCTTGTGTCTTTTCTTAGGGATCAATTGAATGATAAAGCTCAAAATAAAAAAGATTTAGATGCTCTTAGTAGTCAAATTTTAGAGTTTTTAAATTCTTTTATTTTAATAGGCTATAATTTTAATGGCGAACCTGTTTCTGTGATTTCTGCACACAATCAACAAGAAGCTGATTCGCTAGGTACGTTGCTCAATAAATTTATTTTTAATAGCTCCAGTAAAGACTTTCCTGGAGAATAATACTCTTTATTATAAAATAAATTGTGGCTAACATTATACTGCTCGGGAAAGGGTATGTAGGTACCCATCTATATAACAGCTTAAAACAAAATACTAATTTTCACGTTTCTTCTATTTGTCGTGCTGAGGTAGATTATTTTGATACTATTGCTTTAAAGAAATATATTAGAGAGAATATTTTTTTAAATCATAATACGCATGATGATTACATTATAATTAATTGCTCAGGTTTTACAGGTAGACCCAACGTAGATCAATGTGAAAGTAACAAAGAACTTTGCTTTAAACTTAATACAAAACTCCCCGTTAAGCTTAGCTATTTTTGTAAAAAGAATAACTATTGGTTATTAAATGTGAGTAGCGGGTGTATTTACACCGGGTACGAAAAAGAGTTTACCGAAGAAGATCAGCCTAATTTTGGCATTTATAATCCTGAAAGTAGCTTTTATTCGAAATGTAAGCATCTTGCTGAAGAACTTTGTAATCTTGACTCTACAACATTTCTTAGAATTAGAATGCCTTTTTGCGGTTATTCTTCAGATAGAAATTTTATTAATAAAATTCTAAAGTACGATAATTTAATTTCATATAGCAATAGCCTTACTTGTATTGAAGACTTTGCAGTTTTTGTTGAGCAGTTTATTAAAAACAAATATTATAAATCTAATACAGGAATATATAATGTTGTTAACAAAGGATCTGCTAATGCAAAAGATGTAGTGTTACTTTTATCAAAGTATAATCATATTAATAAAAATTGGAAGTTTGTAGAAATAAAAGATTTAAATTTAAAAGCAAATAGATCTAATTGTATTCTTTCTGACGAAAAAATTACTAGTATGAATTTAAAATTACCTAATGTTATAGAGTCATTAGAAAGATGTATTAGTACAATAAATGCTTAAAACCAAACATCCCAAAAAAAAGTTTGTATATGCTATCACTGGAGGCGCATATCTCGGTGAACTATTTGTTTTTATCGAACAAATTAATCAAGAGTATTGTTTTCTTTCTTTAC